CCAATAACCTAAACCTTTAAAGTAGTCGTTATTATTTTTGTTTTGTTTTACCCAAGTAAAAGCAACTGTCTTATAGGTGAAACCCCACGCCTCTATAACTTTAAATGCTTGTTGTAGAAATGGATCGGTCACCCACATTATAAGGGTGGAATTGTTCTCAGCAAGGTTGCTAACAGGTAAAGAAATAATGTCAGAAATGCCAGCGCACTTATAGTGCTTAGTGGCGTTCCTTCCTTCTCCCTTTTCTGAATACGATTTAAAATACCACGGAGGATCTGCATAAATTACTTTATATTGTTTTTTAATATTACTTATATCCATAACTTATTAAAAAAATTTTTAAGGCAATGACAAAAATACATAACTGATATGTTTTAATATTCGTGTTTGCTGCTAGATAAACACCTAGAGCAAAAGACCAATGTATTACAATAACTAAAAGTAAAAGACCTGTCGTCATTCAAAAAAACTTTCTAAACTTGCTTTCTTTTCATAAGACCAACCAATTGAATTAAGTATGAAACTCAATGGATCTAAAAATGTCTTTTGAAACTGTACTTCATAATCAATATAATTTTCTAATTTAAATTCTTTTGGTAATTTTGTAATATAAGAAATCACATCAAACTTAAATGGATTTGCTTCAATCAACTTAATAAACTTAATCTTGTCACCCTCTTGTATCAATGGATATTTACTTGTTAGTTTAAATTGTCTTATTTGATGATTGTAAATTAAAGCACCTTTTACGTGTATTGGTGTACCTTTAATAAACACATTATTACTATGATGATACTTGGCTAAATTATTACAAGACCTTGGAAAAGAAATCTGTTCAGCATTCATTTTGAAAAATTCACTTTTAAAATCACTTACAAATTTTTGTAAAGTATTTTCATCTTTAGTCATTATAAGTTTAATTGCATCTCTAATTTTACCACGACAAACTTCAGGTGTTGATGATTTTACAGCTTCAATACCCATAATCTTCAATTTAGGTTCATCAAATGTAATACCTTCTTCGTCTAATACATTTAACATATATCTTTTTTTTGCAGTCCAGATACCTTTGTCAGCAATAACTTCTCGTTTCATAACCATTTTATTACCAATAGCATTTGTGTAATCAGCAAGTTCATTAAAACATCTATCTAAAAATGGTTGTATTCTAGTGTCAACAACCTTATTAATAAATCTTAATATATGTTCTCTTGGTTTATCTTTACAAACTTGTTCCACTAATTTATCTAAACAAAGATAAATGGAATCTGTATCTGACGCAACTACATAATCTATTTTATCGTGTGTCTTTAAAATATTATTCATATATTCATTTATATTTTTTTCAATAAAACGAATTACAAACTGACCAGATGTTGTAATTGCGGTTGCTTGCCTAACATCATAATATCTAAAATATTGATTACCAATAGCACCATAAGCAGAGTTCAATGCAATTTTTTTAGCCCATTGTATATTGTGACAACGAGATATTTCTTTTAATAACTTTTTATCTTTTGTTTTTTGATATTCTTGTTTTGCTGAAAATTCTAAATCTTTAAACTTAACTCTATCATTGTACATACTTTCCATAAGTCTTGGTAAAAACCCTGGACTATCTGTTTTAAACATCGCACCATTTGGCGTAATGCAAGCACCTTCTGTCTTTAAGTGTGTTAGCGGTGTCGCTTGATTTAACAACTTATCGACAGACACTCCACTTGATTTTACGCCAATGATTTTTTCAGGTGAGATATTGTATTGCATAATTAAATGTGGATATAGAGAGTTAATATCAAACGAAACTATCCAATTATGCATACCTATTAACGGGTCTTTTACATAAGCGCCGTCATACTTATCTTCCTTTACATTATCTTCCTTAGGAGGTATGATAACGTTTTCTTTTCTTAAATAATTATAAATTAACATATCCCACATTCTAACCTGTGAGAACACATCATTATAATTTACTTTGGCTTCATAAGCCATAGTTAAAACTAGTTCAATAAGTTTTAATTTATCTTCTAGTCCATCAACAATCTCAACGTCTTTAATATTGTAATCAATAAACGACTGAAAATCTTTTGTATACCAATCTCTAAAAGTATCGTAAGGGTTTTCATTTTTTTGTATTCCTAGTTCTACTTTACCTATATAATCTAACTTATAACTTTCTTGTCTTTGTGGTATAAATTTTTGATACAAATCCAAATAATCTAACATTACTATACCAAAAATGTTATAATTAGTTTGTGGACGACCTCTCACTACAATTGTTTCTCTTTCAACTAAATTCCAAGGTGAAAATCTTTTTAATACTTTTTCATCTACAAGGTTTCGAATACGATTAAATAGATAAGGAATATCAAAAAATTTTGTATTCCAACCTGTGATAACATCAGGATAATTTTTAATCCAAAACTTCATAAATTCCATAATGAGTTTCTTTTCTGAATTACATCTAATATAAGTTATATCTATTCGATCAGATTTAAACTCACCTGTACCCCAAGTAATAATTTGTTTATTTGATTGATTCTTAACTGTAATTGCTAATATTTCTTCCATAGGATTTTCAACATCTGGAAATCCATTTTCAGCACTACACTCTATATCAACAGTAAATATTTTAATGTATTCTTTTAAGAAATCAACGTCATTAGGAAACTCATCAGAAATATATTGATACTGGTAGCGATCCATACCATAGATAGGTGCGTTATCTGTATTATAATTTTTTTTGAAATCTCTTGCTTTTAATATATTACCAAACTTGATTGGTTTTAAAGATTGTCCATTAAGTGTTTTAAATCCAGTTTCTTGTTGTGTAATAGCGTATAGGGTTGGTTGATAATCAATTTTTTCTCTATATTCTTTACCATCAAGTATACCTCTTACTAAAAGTTTACCTCTGTGTTCAATAACGTTTTTATAAAAGTTCATTATCTAATAAATGTAATGTTATATTATCAAGTTCTTTTGTTAAATGTATTTGACAACCTAATCTACTAATACCTTTTTTATATCCTTTTTCATATTCTAATAATTCTTGTTCTGGTGTATTATAATCTATTTTACCAAGTTTGTCAATCCATGCATTATTAACATAGACGTGGCAAGTCGCACAAGCACAACACCCGCCGCAGATGGCAGGAATTTCTTCCAAGTTTGCCTCTTTAGCTGCTTCCATTATTGTCCAGCCTTCGGGCACCTTTACTTGGACTTTTTGATTGTTTGTCCTAATAAAGTTTACTGTTATCACTATTATAGTTTAGGTAATTTAGTTTCCGTAATTAAACCTGATGGCGTAAATATACTACTTGTATTTTGTTTGTAAGATTTAAGTATTTCATCTTTTGGATCAACGCTTGAAATTACACTTTGAGTTTTAATTTCTACATCATCACTTTTTGAATATGGACTATATAAAGTCATCATTAATTGTACTGGTTTACCAGGTCCTTGTTGATGAGGTATAATTACAAAAGGTTTATTTAATTTGGTAAATTCTGTATTTGAATCTACAACTTTAGCAATAATATCTTCGCCTGTAGATAGTCTTAGTATTTTCACATCTGACATAATATCTCCTTATTATTTAATATAACACAAATTGACTTATTTGTCAATGTTGTTTTCTTTGTCAACTGGTCTTAGTCTCTTACTTAATACGAAAGTTCTGTTAGGGTTGACACTTACATTCATCTGTCGCATTAAATCTCTATTAATTAATAAATCTGAACCTGATCTTGGTCTTGCATCTAAACCAACTTCTATATCTTTATATGTAAAACCATTAAAAGTAATATCCATTAAAACTGTTGGTCTTGTTTCCGAAGGTTCTTCTCCATCTGCATTTGCTCGATAAACTTCGCTGGTACCGTGTCTTGGTTTAGAAAAAGTTTTACCATTATATTTCCATTTAATTGTAGATTTGCTTTCTTCTAATATTTCATCAGCGTGTAAGGCACAAGCCTTTGAACCGTTACCTGTATCAAACTTTGCTCTAACTTTTCCAATATCATTTAGATCAACTGTTTCTAACCAACCACATTCACTTGCGGCTTGTCTATCCCAATGACTTCTTTTTGAAACCCAGTCTATTAAACGATAAACAAGTTTTTCACCTGTAACATCATTTCCTGGTTCTGGTTCTGAATAATAATCTTTGTAAGTATATTCTTTATAGTTAGCACCTGTACCTGGACTACCATTTACTTCTAACA